AGCGCAATGATCCTGACATCCAATCTGCCGTTCGGGCAGTGGGATCAAACGTTCGCCGGTGATGCAGCCCTGACCTCAGCGATGCTGGACCGTATCTTACACCACTCACATGTCGTTCAAATCAAAGGAGAAAGCTATCGACTCAGACAGAAACGAAAGGCCGGGGTTATAGCAGAAGCTAATCCTGAGTAAAACGGTGGATCAATATTGGGCCGTTGGTGGAGATATAAGTGGATCACTTTTCATCCGTCATTGACAGTTCTTTACCTTTCCTGATGGCGGCCTGAACTTTCTGTTTCCATATTTCTTTCGTCTTTCTGTTATGCATTCTGCTTACAGCAGAGTAAATCTTTGCCTCCGAGATATCTTTAAGCCTTATACCCTCAAAATGTTCAAGCCAGAACTCAATCCGGCTTTTATCTGAATCGAGAGATTTTTTATCAGCTTTTTCCTCAAGCCATCTTAGGCAGGCCTCTTCAAAAGTGACATCAGGTAAATCCCCTAGCTTTTCTACTCGCCAGAGTTCTGCTTTTCGCTTGTCGTGCAACTCCTGAGCTTGCCGCTTGTCCTTTGTGCCAAGAGATTCCTTAATTCGTTTCCCGCCCGGGAGCGAATACGAGGCATACCATATTTCATTTCTGCGGAAGAGTGACATTTTCTTTCCTCTGTTATGCCATCACCCGCGCTCACCTGGACAGTATGCAGCGGAGACTGAAGCGCCGCAATGCAGGCTTGCCGTGTTGTGAGGTAAGGAGATTTTGGCTTGGTTGGATCTTTACGTGTTGCCTGTAGGCGGCCTGTTCGTATCCAGTTGGTGGCGGTTGGTCTGGATATCTTAAGAAACTGACAGGCCTCATCGAGTGTGAGGCTGTATGATTCCATGGTTACCTCTGCTTTTTGAACGCATGTCACGTAACTTCTTAATGTGTTCTGCCGTTTCGATCTCTTCTGCTATCCGATCTGCATCAGCTTTATTCACAGGTTCAAAGTCATGATTAAAGCGGAACATGCTGGCGATACATGTTCTGCCTTTTCGGATGTAGTGAACTTTGTTGTGGGTAGAACGCAGGATTTTGCAGGGAGTGCCGTGGTGGTCGACGTACCAGGTGTTAGGAAAAATGATTCTGAACATTTTTACACCTCAGTTGGACGATGTTGAAATTTGCTGCTTTGAGGCCATCACAGTCCCCATTGTTTGTTCTTAAGTTCGATCTCCTCCTGGCAACTTGCACAAGTCCGACAACCCTGAACAGCCAGGCGTCTTCGCTCATCTATCGGATCGCCACACTCACAACAATGAGTTGCGGATACAGTCTGGTAGTTCAGACGACGCATTTTTATTGCTGTATTGCGCTGTAATTCTTCGATTTCTGATGCTGAATCAATGATGTCTGCCATCTTCCATTAATCCCTGAATTGTTGGTTAATACGCTTGAGGATGAATGCGAACAATAAAAAAGGAGCCTGTAGCTCCCTGATGATTTTGCTTTTCATGTTCACCGTTCCTTAAAGACGCCGTTTAACATGCCGATCGCCAGGCTTAAATGAGTCGGTGTGAATCCCATCAGCGTTACCGTTTCGCGGTGCTTCTTTAGTACGCTACGGCAAATGTCATCGACGTTTTTATCCGGAAACTGCTGTCTGGCTTTTTTGATTTCAGAATTAGCCTGACGGGCAATGCTGCGAAGGGCGTTTTCCTGCTGAGGTGTCATTGAACAAGTCCCATGTCGGCAAGCATAAGCACACAGAATATGAAGCCCGCTGCCAGAAAAATGCATTCCGTGGTTGTCATGCAGCCTCCCGACGGGCAAGAATCCTTGAGCCGAACGCCATCAACTCTCCACGATCAACAGTCGTAAAGTGGCAGTGTGTACGGGGGGATGGGTGCCAGATAATGAGCATCGAGCCTTTATTATTTCCACTGACGGGTTTCTCAGTGAGTGGGTTAATAAATGCCAGTCGTCCTGCCGTGATGAATCTGACCTCACTGGCGGTTTGTATCGCTTCATGAAACCATCCGACAGATGTGTCAGCAGGCAATAACATTACACATCCCACACTACTGAATTTGTTTTCAGTGGCTGCCTTTTTCACAAAAGGGGAAATATTGCTGTATGGTGGATTCAACCAGACATAACCAGAGGCATATCCCATTGCTTCAGGCCATGAAGTGGTTAATGTGTTCTGCTCCTGTGAGATAAAAAGCCGACATAGTCGGTTTTTTTCGCTGGCGGCAGCATCAAGTTGAAAAACGAACTCTGCATTAAGCGCAGCAAAAATCTCTGGTGGTGTGCGCCAGCTGTCGCGATGTTCGGCAGGAGTATTGCTTCCGGTGAAATCAGTCATACAGCCCCCGTTTATTATTTATCTCCTCAGCCAGCCGCTGTGCTTTCAGGGGATTTCGGATAACAGAAAGGCCGGGAAATACCCAGCCTCGCTTTGTAACGGAGTAGACGAAAGTGATCGTGCCTACCCGGATATTATCGTGAGGATGCTTCATCGCCATTGCTCCCCAAATGCAAAACCAATTTCAGCCAGTGCCTCGTCCATTTTTTCGATGAACTCCGGCACCATCTCGTCAAAACTCGCCATGTACTTTTCATCCCGCTCAACCACGACATAATGCAGGCCTTCACGCTTCATACGCGGGTCATAGTTGGCAAAGTACCAGGCATCTTTTCGCGTCACCCACATGCTGTACTGCACCTGGGCCATGTAAGCCGACTTTATGGCCTCGAAACCACCGAGCCGGAACTTCATGAAATCCCGGGAGGTAAACGGGCATTTCAGCTCAAGGCCATTGCCGTCACTGCATAAACCATCGGGAGAGCAGGCGGTGCGCATACTTTCGTCGCGATAGATGATCGGGGATTCAATAACATTTACGCCGGAAGTGAACTCAAACAGGGTTCTGGCGTCGTTCTCGTACTGTTTTCCCCAGGCCAGCGCTTTAGCGTTAACTTCCGGAGCCACACCGGTGCAAACCTCAGCCAGCAGGGTGTGGAAGTAGGACATTTTCATGTCAGGCCACTTCTTTCCTGATCGGGGCTTTGCTATCACGTTGTGAACTTCTGAAGCGGTGATGACGCCGAGCCGTAATTTGTGCCATGCATCATCCCCCTGTTCGACAGCTCTCACGTCGATCCCGGTACGCTGCAGGATAATGTCCGGTGTCATGCTGCCACCTTCTGCTCAGTGGCTTTCTGTTTCAGGAATCCAAGAGCTTTCACTGCTTCGGCCTGTGTCAGTTCTGACGATGCGCGAATGTCGCGGCGAAATATCTGGGAACAGAGCGGCAATAAGTCGTCATCCCATGTTTTATCCAGGGCAATCAGCAGAGTGTTAATCTCCTGCATGGTTTCATCGTTAACCGGAGTGATGTCGCGTTCCGGCTGACGTTCTGCAGTGTATGCGGTATTTTCGACAATGCGCTCGGCTTCATCCTTGTCATAGATACCAGCAAATCCGAAGGCGAGACGGGCACACTGAATCATGGCTTTATGCCGTAACATCCGTTTGGGATGCGACTGCCACGGCCCCGTGATTTCTCTGCCTTCGCGGGTTTTGAATGGTTCGCGGCGGCATTCATCCATCCACTCGGTAACGCAGATCGGATGATTGCGGTCTTTGCGGTAAATCCGGCATGTGCAGGATTCGTTGTCCTGTTCAAAGTCCATGCCGTCAAACTGCTGGTTTTCGTTGATGATGCGGGACCAGCCATCAACGCCCACCACCGGAACGATGCCGTTCTGCTTATCGGGGAAGGCGTAAATTTCTTTCGTCCACGGATTAAGGCCGTACTGGTTGGCGACGATCAACAATGCGATGAACTGCGCATCGCTGGCATCACCTTTAAATGCCGTCTGGCGAAGAGTGGTGATCAGTTCCTGTGGGTCGACAGAATCCATGCCGACACGTTCAGCCAGCTTCCCAGCCAGCGTTGCGAGTGCAGTACTCATTCGTTTTATACCTCTGAATCAATATCAACCTGGTGGTGAGCAATGGTTTCAACCATGTACTGGATGTGTTCTGCCATGCGCTCCTGAAACTCAACATCGTCATCAAACGCACGGGTAATGGCTTTTTTGCTGGCCCCGTGGCGTTGCAAATGATCGATGCATAGCGATTCAAACAGGTGCTGGGGCAGGCCTTTTTCCATGTCGTCTGCCAGTTCTGCCTCTTTCTCTTCACGGGCGATCTGCTGGTAGTGACGCGCCCAGCTCTGAGCCTCAAGACGATCCTGAATGTAATAAGCGTTCATGGCTGAACTCCTGAAAATGGCTGTGAAAAAATCGCCCGCGGAATGCCAGGCTGATTCGGAAAACAGGAAAGGGGATTAGTGATTCAGACCGTTGCCGCGTCCGTCGAGAAAAACTTCCACGAGCAAGTCACGGGTATAAGTGCGCTCAATGCCGCGATGCAGATAAAGTCGTCCGCGTAAATTAGCTGATGCAGTCCAGGTACCATCTTTGCGTTTGACCAGCATTCCTGGCATGACCGCACCGCGATTAACGGTCTGCGTTCCGTAATGTTGATGAACCATAAAAACTCCTGCCCGTAAGCTGGGCTGCTGAACATATAAAGACTTCTGCGCGTATTCAGGCGGTGGATGGCCGCCGGTTGTCATAACTAAGCCGCCTCGTTGAAGCGACTAAGGTATGAAATGTTGAGTTGATTTCAGCTGGTCACACCGACGTTCACGCGTCCGTTTCATCCCTCGCACTCCCCGAAGCCTGCTGAAATTCAAGCTGCGGATCTAAGCGGTCATCGCAACGGTGAATCAGGTAGTTGCCGTATCGTTGTGTTGTTGCGATGAACTTATTTAAAACTATAGTTGTTTTATCGTCAACAACAAAAGTTGTTTTATTGGTTGTTTTAGATATAACTGGTTGTATTTAGGATGGATTTATTTTGTGACTTGCATCGCACAGCGATAACTGAAGCGAGGTCGTGGTGGTTTTTTGAACGGTTTGTGTGATGAGGGGAGGCAAAAGAAAACCCGGCACGACGGCCGGGGAAATCATTTCGCATCTACAATAAATAACCTGTTTATCTGGCCTTTTTTAACAGTAGCCTTTGCGGTTATAGTGAATACTGCAGATGGATCACCTTTGGTTGATATATATGCACTAAGAGCTCTAATATACGGGTTATTCTTCTTTCCTGCAGCTGGATCGCTAATTTCAGCAGTGATTCTCTTTTTTGAGTCATCACCATCTAAAATTATTTTAGCTGTCATATTTTGTGCATCAAATTCTGTAAGAAAAGCACGATACTCACGAAGACCGAGAACTTCATCATCATCAAGCCTATCAATTTCAGCTTTATCTCTCTCGTTAACTTTTAGAAGGCAGCCGTCAACATTTGTTGCAACACTTATCTGATCGCAAGTATTACCAATAGGTGATACTGCCTGCCTTACAGAGGGGCGAAGCTCTACAGCCATTCGGTCAATCAAAGAGATCAACTTATCAATGGTTCCAGCATCCTTGTTTCCTAGTGCCTCTATGGCCTTTTCAAGTGACTGCTGCAAAGCTTTCATTTCATCTTTCTTGTTAGAATTTCTCGCAAAAATATATTGTAGTATTGCGCCAAGTATAGTTGCGGCGATCCCCGAGAACAACTGGTTCTGAGTGGCGAAGTTAAGAACTGCTTCAAGAGTAAAGCAGTTAGCTTTTGCTTCGCGTGCGTAAACCTTAACTTCCTGATAATTAATGTATTTACTATATTTTTGTGTAACAGAGAAAGAAGCTGCTGTTGAGAGAACTTTAGAAAAACCCTTTAGGGATTCTCCTAGGCAGTTCAAATCTATTTCATGATTTAAAGCATCTTTTCCGTCATACCTAAGAGAGATTTTTATATCCTGTAAAGCGTCACAATCCATAAATCGCTCTCGTCTAATTCTAATTAAATTTACTATCCCCTAAACGACTCATCAGCACAGTACTGATTATCCATGTTTCCTGTACGTCTGGGGCATGCTCCCAATAACCTTACCGAAGATGAACACCCGGTTCATCTCGTCTTTCTCGATCGGGTCCCACGGTGAGTAGCTCTTGTTATCAGAGATAACCAGCAGCTTATCCTTCATCATTTGCAGGCGCTTTACATGGGCTGTGTCGTCGTACAGAAACGCATAGATACCATCACCGTCGAAAGATTTAACCGTGATATCAACGAACAGCAGATCACCTGGTTCGATCGTTCCTGACATGCTGTCACCACGCACGTTAATGATGCGGATATTTTCCGCCTTCCTACCATCGAACATGTGACGAGCATCGTCAAACGAGTACTCAACCGAGCGTAGAACTTCTACAAACTCACGGTTGATGACTCCCGGCCCAGCACTGACTTCTATATCAAGAACGTCAATCTTGAAGTATTTGGAATGGCTGACAGTTGATTGTATTGGTTGCACTGTACTGTCTGACATATTTCCAACGCCAGAAGATAACCATTCTGCGCGCACACCCAAAGCGTTCGCGATCTCCACGATTTTAGTTGTTTGATTAGCTTTCCCTGTTTCGATTTTCTGAATAGCAGCCTGGCTAACCCCGACCAAATCCCCAAGCGCCTTTTGTGTAAGGCCTCGCGCTAATCTGGCTTCTTTAAGTCTTTCTGAGAGTGTTGTTTTCATAGTCCAAATGTACAACCAAGGTTTTATTCCATCAAACGAAAATGGTTGTTGACTAAAAACAACCATAGTTTTAATCTTGATTCAAATTAACCACGGAGGTTGTTATGAACCCAGCTATCAAAACAGCGATCAATATCGTTGGTTCACAAAAGAAACTGGGCGCTGCTTGCGAAGTTTCACAGCAGGCCGTCTATAAGTGGCTTCACAACAAAGCAAAGGTATCCCCTGAACATGTCGGCAGCATTGTTACGGCTACTGGTGGAGTAGTGAAGGCATACCAGATTCGCCCGGATCTTCCGAAGTTGTTTCCACACACCGAAAAGAACGCAGCTTAAATTTCCATTTCACGCTCTTTAACAATAAGCAATCAACTTAACAGTCAATTCAAACTAAAGGAGTCAATTATGCAACCACTTACATACCAACAGACTAGCGGATTTAGCCCGACTGCGGTGATAAATCGTTCTCAAACAAAACAGGTGCCAGACCACGAAAAAATCCGTGATGCCGTCCGCGCCTGGTCGGCTGTAGATAATCAGGATGTCGTTGCCGCACTCATTGTGAATGAGTATCGGGAGCAGGGCGACGGCACCATCGATTTCCCTGATGATGTCAGCCGTGCACGCCAGAAGCTGTTCCGCTTCCTCGATAACAAATTCGATTCTGAAAAATACCGAAATAACGTGCGTGAACTGACCCCGGCAATTCTGGCGGTACTACCGCTGGAATATCGCGGTTACCTGGTTGAGCAGGATAGCTTCATGACTCGGCTGGCTGAAATGGAAAAGGAACTCAGTGAGGCAAAACAGGCTGTCATTCTCAACGCACCACGCCACCAGAAACTGAAGGAAATTAGTGAAGGTATTGTGTCGATGTTTCGTGTGGACCCGGATCTGGCTGGTCCATTGATGGCGATGGTTACCACCATGTTGGGGGCAATATGACAGGCTCAGAAATGGCGAAAGCCGGTCTGCGGGAACAGAGCCGACTTTCAGGCGCAAATCGTAACGCACTCATTGCGGGAGGAATTATGGCAAACACTGCTGAGATATTCAATTTTCCAGTGCCGGATGTGGCACAAAAGGAGCCGCGCGTGGCAGATCTCGATGATGGTTATACGCGCATTGCAAATGAGTTGCTGGAAGCTGTGATGCTGGCCGGATTAACACAGCACCAGCTTCTGGTCTTCCTGGCTGTCATGCGCAAAACATATGGCTTTAATAAAAAACTGGATTGGGTGAGCAACGAGCAACTTTCCGAATTGACCGGGATATTGCCGCACAAGTGTTCTGCTGCAAAAAGCGTTCTGGTAAAGCGTGGGATTCTTATTCAGAGCGGGCGGAATACCGGCATTAATAATGTGGTCAGTGAATGGTCAACATTACCCGAATCAGGTAAGAAAAATAAAGTTTACCTGAAAGAGGTAAATTTACCTGAATCAGGTAAAAAAAGTTTACCCAAATCAGGTAAAGACGTTTACCCGAATCAGGTAAACACAAAAGACAAACTAACAAAAGACAATATAAAACCTTATTCGTCCGAGAATTCTGGCGAATCCTCTGACCAGCCAGAAAACGACCTTCCTGTGGTGAAACCGGATGCTGCGATTCAGAGCGGCAGCAAGTGGGGGACAGCAGAAGACCTGACCGCCGCAGAGTGGATGTTTGACATGGTGAAGACCATCGCGCCATCAGCCAGAAAACCGAATTTTGCAGGGTGGGCTAACGATATCCGCCTGATGCGTGAACGTGACGGACGTAACCACCGCGACATGTGCGTGCTGTTCCGCTGGGCATGCCAGGACAACTTCTGGTCCGGTAACGTGCTAAGTCCGGCCAAACTCCGCGACAAGTGGACCCAGCTCGAAATCAACCGTAACAAGCAACAGGCAGGCGTGACAGCCAGCAAACCAAAACTCGACCTGACAAACACAGACTGGATTTACGGGGTTGATCTATGAAAAACATCGCCGCACAGATGATTAACTTTGACCGTGAGCAGATGCGTCGGATCGCCAACAACATGCCGGAACAGTACGACGAAAAGCCGCAGGTACAGCAGGTAGCGCAGATTATCAATGGTGTGTTCAGCCAGTTACTGGCAACTTTCCCGGCGAGCCTGGCTAACCGGGACCAGAACGAACTGAACGAAATCCGCCGCCAGTGGGTGCTGGCTTTCCGGGAAAACGGGATCGCCACAATGGAACAGGTTAACGCAGGAATGCGCGTAGCCCGTCGGCAGAATCGACCATTTCTGCCATCACCCGGGCAGTTTGTTGCATGGTGCCGGGAAGAAGCATCCGTTACCGCCGGGCTGCCAAACGTCAGCGAGCTGGTTGATATGGTTTACGAGTATTGCCGGAAGCGTGGCCTGTATCCGGACGCAGAGTCTTATCCATGGAAATCAAACGCGCACTACTGGTTGGTTACCAACCTGTACCAGAATATGCGGGCCAATGCGTTGACTGACTCGGAATTACGGCGCAAGGCTGCCGATGAACTTGCCCATATGACTGCGAGAATTAACCGTGGTGAGGCGATTCCCGAGCCAGTTAAACAGCTTCCGGTTATTGGTGGTAAGCCGCTATCCCGTATACAAGGATTGGCAAAGTTGGCTGAGATTCGCGAGAAGCACGGACTGAGAAGACGTAAACAATTAACGGGAGTGAAGCTAACCTGAACTACCTTCAAGACACATAAAACCTTTCCCCCAGAAAATATAGTTCATCCTGCGGCATCAACCAGACCGTAAACATTCTGACAAAGCAGGGCGATCTGGTCGATGTCAGCAATATCTAGCGAACGATTCACTACCGATTGGTAACCGAAGAGGAAATCTCTTGGCACAAAAGCACCAATCAGATTTTCGATGATGGCCCCCAAGCCCGGTGATGACGCGAATTTTACTAGCCTACGAGAGGAACGGAGCATGAAGACAGCACCGAGCACAGTGTAACTATTCGATTTTTTTCTGTTTGATTTTTCGACATACTACATTATATAGCTCGATATCCTTTCATTTTACTTATTCAATTAACGGTACTTGTTTGTTGCAGAATACTAATATTGCATCTTGAGTAAGTTTTTTATGCATATGCTTTAGCGGCTCAATGTTAGTCTCGTAACCGAAAGTAGCGAAAAGAGTTGGTTCTATAATGAAATTTTCTTCATAAGCTTTTAGATCAAATGCTCTCTTTGCAATTAATCTAACTGCTTTCTTTCTAATGCGTGAATTATATCTATTCTCTATGCTAAGTTTAGCCATGTTTTCATCGATGTTGTTTTTTTGTTTTTTTAGTATAATTTGAATGTGATCATCATCAATTTGGCCATCTCTATATATATAATCAATGTCATAATTAAAATCAAAAAGCTGAGTGTCATTTACACCTTCAAGAAAAGGATTTGAAAATGGGCTCATGATCGGATCGAGTGATTTTTTATAAGTACTATTGCATTTAGTGCAGCTAGGAATTAAGTTAAATAAACTAAAGGAGATCAACGGATATTTGTACTTAGGTATGAAATGATCAAATGCTGGCCTGTAGCTAGTACCTGTATGGTCTTCTACTTGTTCAATTTCTTCACTGTTGCAATATGGGCATATGCTAATGTCTAAAAAACTGTTCAATTGATACGCTGTTTCTCTATCAATAAGTGAGTATTTAAATATTTCAGAAATATTTTTAACCCATGATGGAAATAACTTAATGGTATTTTCCTTTAAAGGACCACCATTCTTGATACTTATAAGATTAAGAATCTTATCTCTTAAACTAGATAATTTTTGTGGTGAGAAATGTGTATTTAATATATCCTCAAGTATTAGGCTTTGTGTAGTTTGAGAGAAAGATGTGATTATTTTGATGGCATGTGCTAGTTCATTATAAACTATTTTTTTGTTTTCTTTTGTTTTTAAAGGTAATTGTAGGTTTGTTAATGGTTGTAAATTTAAGTGCCTTAAAAAATAATCAGGAGAATAGTACTCACACACAATTGGGTGTTTGTTGTATATTTTGATGATTATATTTTTTAATCGTTTGGGTTTTGAAAAAACTAATTTTCTGATAGTTTTTTGTTGATTGTATTTAGAAACTCTACTTCATCGGGAGTAATGTTCAGTAACTTCCTCTGCTTCACGCGTTTATTAACTTTGCTTACTATTTTAGAAAAGGATATTTTTACATCAACATTGAAGTCTTTGTTTATTTTTATCATTTTTTTTACTCATTTCTCAAAAGAATCTGTTTTATCATTGTTTTTGTTTAACTTCAGATCAATAAGATTTATGAGAAGTTTATTTTTAATTTGTGATAGTATGGTTTTTTGATGTTTATTTAAATTACCGTCATCTGAGTTTTTTATTATTGAGTTTAGATAATTATGTGCGTGCTGTCCTATTGTAGCATCAATAAAAAAACCATTTATATATAATTCTGATATGGTTGCTCCGAAACCAAACTCTACTTTCTTAGTATAGGTTCCTTGATTATGATCTCTTTCAAGATATATTATATCTGATGGCAAAAAATCACTTGCGAGTATAGGGGAGTGAGTTGTAAATACTAATTGAATATTTTTACTTTGTTTATATCTTAATGTTAAATCTATAATTTCTGAAAAAATAACTCGTTGCCATTCAGGGTGTAGATATAAATCACACTCATCTAATAATATTATAATATTTTTGCTGTTGCTATGTTCTATAGAATCATAAAGTTGATTGAAAAGGTTTAATTTTGCAAACTCTCCTGAACTAAGTGAATCCCAACCATACTTAAATCGCGATGATACGCCATTTGGTAACCTATCAACTAATCTTATTAACTCCATAATCTGCTTTGGTTCTTCAACTGTGAAAGATAAACTATCAACTGGGTCTCTTGCTGTGTTTTCTAATATATCAGCTATATTACCTATAATGTCGGAGATATGTTCAGATAACATTTCTATTTTTGACTGAAATTTAACATTAACGTTAAATTCATCTAAAGTCTCTAATATAGTTTTTGCTGGATCTTTTTCTTCAAGATACGCGCGACACAAGCAAAATAAATAAACAGTCTCACATATGTCTTTAGGGATTTTTGATGTCTTGAGTAAATGCCATGTTATTGCAGGCAAAAGCATCAAGTAAATTATTTTGTGATATGAAAAGGTTGCGAGGAAATTTAATGATCTTTCTTTGTTAAAAATAATGCTAATAATAAAATCTTCATCGTAATCTATCCCATGATTGAGTATATCCACAAGTGAAATACCTAAAGAATCTAAATCACGTTCAATATATCTAGGGAGTTTATTGTTTTTAATTCTATCATTCAACGTATCAAAAAAGTATTCAATAGCTCCAAAAAGTCCTTTGTCACCAATATCATTGTTTTTTATAATAGAATTTATTTTATATACTGGTGAGTTTTCTATTTCAAATTGAAATTTAGTATTAAGTCTTGATAAATTGTCTTTAGCCCATGAACTGTGGTCTGAAAATGAAATTAATTGCTTGAGTAATTTCTTATTGCGTGTTTTACTGCCTTGCAAAAAATATGACAGTGATAAATCTTTAGAAATCGAATCGTTTTTTTTCTTTTTTTGTCCAACTAACATACTTTTGAGGTCGATTGTGTTATTTATCTTTATTAGATTGATTTTGTTTCTTCTAAAAAAATGTTCATTATTATCAATTAGTTCCGTTTGCATTTTGGATAATATTACAGGAGGTTTGCAATTGCTTGTGATAATTATAAGTTTATCATTTTCATTCCAGATGCTATAACCGCTACCTTCAAAATCGTAAATAAAGCTACTAATGAAATCTAAAATTGATGACTTTCCAACACCATTTTTCCCTAAAATTAATGTACAGGGAATATTGCTATAATAGTCACGACTTAAATCTTTCTTAGCAATTGTAAGGACGTTACCTTTATGGCTAAAGGTAAATTTACTTGAGGTGGGGAGGGACAGCTTATTTAAACCTTTATAATTGTGGATATAAGTGTATATTAGTTCCATTATATAACCAATCTCTTAAATATGAAAAAACATAATGGGGTGATAGGCGTATTTGAAAAATACACGCTACCGCCACCTAGCGTTAAGCTGGGAGTGTTATTTTTATATTTTACCCCAAGTATTTGTTTTATGCAATTGTATCATCACATCTTTTGAAAGTTTGCTTTCTAAATGTAATTGTAATTTTAAACGGGTTTAATTGTTTTAAAGTGTTTGGGTGATTTGTTTTTCGAGGTTGCCTTCATAAATTAAGAGATAAAAACGTTGTAATGTATTTTTATATGAGTGAGCTAATAAATGAAATCTTGATTGAAAATTATAGGTTGGCGGTTACTTAAATTTGATTTTCCAAAATCAGATCGTCATAATTATCGCATCGGAGCCTGAACACCTCCGGTGACTTCTGCGCTAAACGGGGACGTTTATGCGCACATACAATCTAAACTCTCTTCTCCCTTCACAGATGCAGAAATGCACCTGCGATTCTTTGCATCCAACGTTTGACCTCTGCGGAGGTGAAGCGTGAACCTCCCACAAGACGGCATCAAATTACATCGCGGTAACTTCACCACTATCGGTCAGCAGATCCAGCCTTATCTGGAGGACGGAAAATGCTTTCGCATGGTGCTTAAACCGTGGCGCGAGAGACGCAGTCTTTCCCAGAATGCACTCAGCCACATGTGGTACAGCGAAATCAGCGAGTACCTCATCAGCAGGGGGAAAACGTTCGCTACTGCAGTATGGGTAAAAGATGCACTCAAACACACATACCTCGGTTATGAAACCAAGGACTTGGTTGATGTCGTAACCGGCGAAATCACTACTATCCAGTCGTTACGCCATACCTCCGATCTTGATACCGGAGAGATGTATGTCTTCCTGTGTAAGGTTGAAGCCTGGGCGATGAATATTGGCTGCCACCTGACTATTCCGCAGAGCTGCGAGTTCCAGCTGCTGCGCGACAAGCAGGAGGAGTAATGGCTACACCGCTTATTCGTGTCATGAACGGGCACATTTACAGAGTACCAAATCGTCGTAAGCGTAAACCTGAGCTGAAGCCTTCCGAAATACCAACACTGCTCGGATATACCGCCAGCTTGGTTGATAAAAAATGGTTGCGACTGGCAGCAAGGAGGAGTCATGGCTGATTTGAGAAAAGCAGCGCGTGGTCGGGAATGCCAGGTAAGAATCCCTGGCGTATGTAATGGCAACCCTGAAACGTCTGTACTGGCACATATCCGGCTGGCTGGATTGTGCGGTACCGGTATCAAACCGCCAGACCTGATTGCCACCATTGCATGTTCTGCCTGCCACGACGAAATCGACCGCCGCACACATTTTGTCGATGCTGCATATGCAAAAGAATGCGCGCTGGAAGGTATGGCGAGAACACAGGTTATCTGGCTGAAAGAGGGGGTTATTAAGGCGTGAATACCTACAGCATCACATTACCCTGGCCTCCGAGCAATAACCGCTACTACCGGCATAATCGCGGGCGCACGCACATCAGCGCAGAAGGGCAGGCATACCGCGATAACGTCGCCCGAATCATTAAAAACGCAATGCTGGATATCGGCCTGGCTATGCCTGTGAAAATCCGCATTGAGTGCCACATGCCGGATCGCCGTCGCCGTGACCTGGATAATCTGCAAAAAGCCGCTTTTGACGCACTCACTAAAGCAGGTTTCTGGCTGGATGATGCTCAGGTCGTTGATTACCGCGTTGTGAAGATGCCTGTTACCAAAGGTGGGAGGCTGGAACTGACCATCACCGAACTGGGAGATGAATGATGTTTGAGTCTTATATGGCAGAGCGTCTTCGCCGCCGCTGGGTGCGCCTGCGCTTATATCGTTTCCCCGGTTCTGTTTTGACCGATTACCGAATACTGAAGAATTACGCCAAAACACTGACAGGAGCAGGAGTATGAAGTCAGAGATAACAATCAACTAATACTGTTTTGTTGATTTTTGCTTGTAATTGGCGTTCTGGTCTGATTTTTGTGGAGTAAGTTGATGCGTGATATTCAGATGGTTCTTGAGCGTTGGGGAGCGTGGGCGGCTAATAATCATGAAGATGTGACCTGGTCGTCCATTGCCGCCGGTTTTAAGGGATTAATTACTTCAAAAGTAAAATCTCGCCCGCAATGTTGTGACGATGACGCGATGATTATTTGCGGGGGCATGGCCCGTCTGAAAAAGAACAACAGCGATTTGCACGATTTATTAGTAGATTATTATGTAGTCGGTATGACATTCATGTCACTGGCAGGTAAGCATTGCTGCTCTGATGGTTATATCGGGAAAAGGTTACAGAAGGCTGAGGGCATAATTGAAGGGATGTTAATGGCATTAGATATCCGGTTAGAGATGGATATCGTTGTTAATAACTCTAATTAATATGCCAATTGTTTACTAAAAATTATTAAAAATGGGGCGTTGAGACGCCCCCAAAAATAAAGGGTAATATATAACAGAAGGTTTATATAGTTAGAAGCAAGGTTGTGCTCCTAAAGGAAGTGGCTTGAGGGAGCCACTTATATGTTGGGGGGGCAAAGCCTCCCGCAACATATCTTTTTCGTAATCAGATTAGAACTGGTAAACCAGACCTACAGCAACGATGTCATCAGTGCTTACACCGAGTGCTTTAGTGAAGTCATTTTTGTCAAGCAGGTTGATTTTGTAATCAACGAAAGTTGACATATTTTTGTTGAAGTAATAGGTGGCACCTACATCAACATATTTGACTAAGTCCTGATCGCCCCATACTCCAAGATCCTTACCTTTAGATTGCAGGTAAGCAACGGACGGACGCAGACCGAAATCGAACTGATATTGTGCAACAGCTTCGAAGTTTTGAGCTTTATTAGCAACGAAGTGATCAGCAAATACAGTCATATTCTGGGTTTCAGAATAGGTAGTGGCCAGGTAAATGTTGTTAGCGTCATATTTCAGACCTGCGGCCCAAACTTCTGCATTTTTACCGGAAGCAAATACTTCAGGAAGAACTTTCCCTGCATTAACTTGAGTGTCGGTACGATCAGATTTCGCATAAGTTGCACCGATACCGAATCCTTCGTATTCATAGGTAGCAGAGAAACCGAAGCCATCACCGTTACCTTCGGTGTAGTTATCGAAATCGCTACGATCGTTTTTGCCTTGGTACTGAGCAGCAAAGTTCAGACCATCAACCAGGCCAAAGAAGTCGTTGTTACGATAGGTTGCAACACCAGTGGTGCGACCAGTCATGAACACATCTGTTTGGGTCCAGGTATCGCCACCGAATTCTGGCAGAACGTCAGTCCACGCACCGATGTCGTATGCTACACCGTAGTTACGGCCGTAATCGATGGAGCCGTAGTCACCGAATTTCAGGCCAGCGAAGGCAAGACGGGTTTTATCTTTGGAGGAACCTTGAGATTCAGCGCGGTTGCCTTTGAATTCATATTCCCACTGACCGAAACCAGTCAGTTGATCGTTGATTTGGGTTTCACCTTTGAAGCCAAGACGGGCATAAGTAGTATCACCATCATCTGCATCATTAGAGGAGAAGTAGTGCTTAGCATTAACTTTCCCGTACAGATCCAGCTTGTTACTGTCTTTATTATAAATTTCAGCTGCCTGAGCAGACATCGCCATCAGTACTGATGCAGCTACAGCAGAAATTGCCACTGTTAATTTTTTCATCGTGAGCCCTTTTTTTGAACTATTATTAAAAAATGATGTCACTGCGCGATAAATATTCATCTAATCAATATGATTATTTCAAGATGTAAGTTTTGGTTTCTCGTTTGATTTGTGAAGTAGATCTCTATTTTTATCTGAACTTTTTTCTATCGAATCCTATTCATGGCTCTTGGCTGAATAAAAATAAATCTATTAGCCAATTTATATTAACGGTTGTTATTTATAAGTGCTCTATGATTTGAAGGTTCAATTTAAATCGGCTAAAAATAACACTGGAAATTATTTGTTGGTTATTTGTTGAGATTTGCTTATGTATTTGTAGTGGTGTTTTCAATACTCGGTAGCATTCTCGCAAATATCATTTAGTGGTTTACGTACGTAAAAAATTGGTTATGCTGTTAAGAGTGGTTACTTCGTCACACAGCTTAAACCCGCCGTCGAGCGGGTTTTTCCATTTTTTGAGTCTCGATATTAGCTGATAACCCAATACCTGAGTTATTCACTGACTCCGAGTCTGTTACGTTTCGTAGTATTCCCTCAATTTACACCCGCTTTGTCTGCGAGGTGGGGTTATGAAATCCATGGATAAGTTAACAACGGGTGTCGCCTATGGCACCTCAGCAGGTAGTGCCGGTTACTGGTTTTTACAGCTGCTCGATAAAGTCACGCCCTCACAGTGGGCAGCAATAGGTGTGCTGGGTAGCCTGGTATTTGGCCTGCTGACGTACCTGACAAACCTTTATTTCAAGATTAAAGAAGATAAGCGCAAGGCTGCGAGAGGTGAATAATGCCTCCATCATTACGAAAAGCCGTTGCTGCTGCTATTGGTGGCGGAGCAATTGCTATAGCATCAGTGTTAATCACTGGCCCAAGTGGTAACGATGGTCTGGAAGGGGTCAGCTACATACCATACAAAGATATTGTTGGTGTATGGACTGTATGTCACGGGCATACAGGAAAAGACATCATGCTCGGTAAAACGTATACCAAAGCAGAATGCAAAGCACTCTTGAATAAAGACCTTGCCACTGTCGCCAGACAAATTAACCCGTACATCGAAGTCGATATACCGGAAACAACGCGCGGCGCTCTTTACTCATTCGTTTACAACGTGGGTGCTGGCAATTTCAGAACATCGACGCTTCTTCGCAAAATAAACCAGGGCGATATCAAAGGCGCATGTGATCAGCTACGTCGCTGGACATATGCTGGCGGTAAGCAATGGAAAGGTCTCATGACTCGTCGTGAGATTGAGCGTGAAATCTGTTTGTGGGGTCAGCAATGAACAGAGTAACCGCGATTATCTCCGCTCTGGTTATCTGCATCATCGTCGGCCTGTCATGGGCTGTTAATCATTACCGTGATAACGCCATTACCTACAAAGCCCAGCGCGACAAAAATGCCAGAGAACTGAAGCTGGCGAACGCGGCAATTACTGACATGCAGATGCGTCAGCGTGATGTTGCTGCGCTCGATGCAAAATACACGAAGGAGTTAGCTGATGCGAAAGCTGAAAATGATGCTCTGCGTGATGATGTTGCCGCTGGTCGTCGTCGGTTGCACATCAAAGCAGTCTGTCAGTCAGTGCGTGAAGCCACCACCGCCTCCGGCGTGGATAATGCAGCCTCCCCCCGACTGGCAGACACCGCTGAACGGGATTATTTCACCCTCAGAGAGAGGCTGATCACTATGCAAAAACAACTGGAAGGAACCCAGAAGTATATTAATGAGCAGTGCAGATAGAGCTGCCCATATCGATGGGCAACTCATGCAATTATTGTGAGCAATACACACGCGCTTCCAGCGGAGTATAAATGCCTAAAGTAATAAAACCGAGCAATCCATTTACGAATGTTTGCTGGGTTTCTGTTTTAACAACATTTTCTGCGCCGCCACAAATTTTGGCTGCATCAACAGTTTTCTCCTGTCCAATTCCCGAAACGAAGAAGTGATGGGTGATGGTTTCCTTTGGTGTTACTGCTGTCGGTTTGTTTCCAACAGTAAACGTCTGTTGAGCACATCCTGTAATAAGCATTGCCAGAGCGGCAGAAAACAACATTTTTTTCATCTTATTATCCTGCATTGTTAAAAACGGCAGAATCCTATGTGACAACAATTAAACGATAGTTAAATGGATTGATGAAAATTAAAACTATATAGGTGTACGCTCAGACTATTGGAGGAAGTTGGGGACACTCAGAATCCTGTGGAATGAAATAAACCGGTCTATCCGTCTATTACCCTTTTAGCTGCGCTGTATCGTCGCCGTATTCCCGCATTAACCATGACCGTAGCCCGACGGGGAATTCCTTCTGCGTGAGTGTGCGGGAATAATCAAAAACGATGCACACCGGGTTTTACTGTGCTGACAGACGCAGGGTTACCCTCATAGTCGCTTTTCCGGTGCGATGGTGGAAGAAACCGGGATGTTCATCCATCATCACTCTGGATTGATGTATATGCTCTCTTTTCTGACGTTAGTCTCCGACGGCAGGCTTCAATGACCCAGGCTGAGAAATTCCCAGACCCTTTTTGCTCAAGAGCGATGTTAATTTGTTCAATCATTTGGTTAGGAAAGCGGATGTTGCGGGTTGTTGTTCTGCGGGTTTTGTTCTTCGTTGACATGAGGTTGCCCCGTATTCAGTGTCGCTGATTTGTATTGTCTGAAGTTGTTTTTACGTTAAGTTGATGCAGATCAATTAATACGATACCTGCGTCATAATTGATTATTTGACGTGGTTTGATGGCGTAGATGCACGTTGTGACATGTAGATGATAATTATTATCATTTTGCGGGTCCTTTCCGGCGATCCGACAGGTTACGGGGCGGCGACCTCGCGGGTTTTCGCTATTTATGAAAATTTTCCGGTTTAAGGTGTTTCCGTTCTTCTTCGTCGTAACTTAATGTTTTTATTTAAAATACCCCCTGAAAAGAAAGGAAACGACAGGTGCTGAAAACGGGCTTTTTGGCCTCTGTCGTTTCCTTTCTCTGTTTTTGTCCGTGGAATGAACAATGGAAGTCAACAAAAAGCAGCTGGCTGACATTTTCGGTGCGAGTATCCGTACCATTCAGAACTGGCAGGAACAGGGAATGCCCGTTCTGCGAGGCGGTGGCAAGGGTAATGAGGTGCTTTATGACTCTGCCGCCGTCATAAAATGGTATGCCGAAAGGGATGCTGAAATTGAGAACGAAAAGCTGCGCCGGGAGGTTGAAGAACTGCGGCAGGCCAGCGAGGCAGATCTCCAGCCAGGAACTATTGAGTACGAACGCCATCGACTTACGCGTGCGCAGGCCGACGCACAGGAACTGAAGAATGCCAGAGACTCCGCTGAAGTGGTGGAAACCGCATTCTGTACTTTCGTGTTGTCGCGGATCGCAGGTGAAATTGCCAGTATTCTCGACGGGCTCCCCCTGTCGGTGCAGCGGCGTTTTCCGGAACTGGAAAACCGACATGTTGATTTCCTGAAACGGGATATCATCAAAGCCATGAACAAAGCAGCCGCGCTGGATGAACTGATATCGGGGTTGCTGAGTGAATATATCGAACAGTCAGGTTAACAGGCTGCGGCATTTTGTCCGCGCCGGGCTTCGCTCACTGTTCAGGCCGGAGCCACAGACCGCCGTTGAATGGGCG